GCGGAGGCTCCGGTAAAAAAGATTACGCTCGCCTCGTTGGACCGAGCTATCAAAGTTTTGCAGGACAAGGGGAACAAGGCATCGACCATCAACTCCAAGCTCAGTTGCCTTCGGGTAGCGTTGGAGTTTACCCGCAAGCGAGGAATGCATACTGTTGGAGTGAACGTCCCTCGGCTCAAGCACGCATCGGATGAGCGCACTGAATATTTCAGCGAGGAAGAGCAAGCGGATGTTGAGGCTGCGATTGGTGACGAGGACTTTCGAGCGTTGTTTATCTGGTCAATTGAGACAGGTCTTCGACCATCGGAGTCGGCGCGGCTCACGAAAAAAGACATACGCTACGACCCAGTGTT